AATGCTAGGCATACCTTATTCAGAAGCCAAGCAGTTGATAGATCTTTACAAGTCTGAGGTAGCCCCTGGATTGGACAAAGTGAACAACGATTTGATGGCTAGATACAAGATCCGAGCCCCGTTCTCGACCATCGGTGGCAGGCTAGTTAAGGGTGAACCGCCTAAGATCATCAATGGCAAGCTTATGAACTTTGGATTTAAGTCACTGAACACACTGATCCAAGGCAGTGGCGCAGACATGGCCAAGCAGGCGATGATTGACTATTGGAGGACTGCTAAGGATAGTCGATTGCTGCTTTCTTTGCATGATGAATTGATTATTTCGGCCAAGGAGGATGTTGTACAACGTGAAGCCGACAAACTAGCCGCTTGTATGGTCAATTCCTTTAAGCTTGATGTGCCACTGATTGCCGATGCCAAGATCGGTGCTAACTTTGCCGAGGTGAAATGATGGCGTATTCATATTCTGCAGTCAAACAATACGAGCAATGCCCTGCTCAGTATAAATTCAATCGTATAGACAGACTGCCTCAACCTACCGGTGCTGCTGCCAGTAGGGGCACGATGATACATACAGAGATTGAAAACATCCTGAACGGTGGACTTGTCATAATTTCAGATGAAGTCCAACACTTGCTGCCTAAGATCGAGACTTGGATTGGCTTAAAGGCGCAGTCAGAGATGAAGTTTGCGGTTGACAAAGACTGGAAGACTGTGGGATATGACGATCCAACAGCATGGTTTCGTGGCGTAATTGACTTGTATATGGAACAGGACAATGAAGCCACGGTTCTAGACTTTAAGACAGGCAAGGACAGGGATTACACCGACCAAGTGGCTGTGTATGCAGCTGTCATCTTGGCAACTAAGCCACACATAGATGCTGTCAACATTGGCATTGAGTTCATTGACCTTAAGAAATACAGGTCATACAACACAATCATCCGCGGACATCTTGCCGACCTGCAAACAAGCTTATCAACAAGGATCAAACAGCTTCAGTCAGATAATATCTATGCTGCCAATCCGTCAGGTCTGTGTAAGTTTTGCCACTATCGCAAAGACAATGGGGGCCCTTGCAAATGGTGACAAAAGTCATTCTTGAACGTGATCTTGAAAGGTACTTTACCGCGCAATGCAAAAAGCACGGATTACTTACTCTTAAACTTCATGTTCGGTTTGCAAGAGGTTGGCCTGATCGTATTGTTGCAATAGAAAACGGTGAAGTACTGTGGGTAGAACTAAAAAGACCAGGCGGTAAATTGTCAGCATTGCAGGCCAAACTTCACACCGACTTAGACAAGCTTGGTCACAAAGTTTATGTTCTAGATTCGAAAGAAGGGATTGATCGTGTTCTGGGAACCGCATGAGTACCAAAAGAAAGCTGTAAAGTTTTTAGTAGAGAATGGATCAGGCCAGTTATGGCTAGACCCAGGGCTTGGCAAGACTAGTATCACCTTGCAGGCAATAAAAATACTGAAGGCGGCAAAAGCCATCACAAAAGTTCTAGTGCTTGCGCCACTTAGACCCGCATATGCAGTTTGGCCGGTGGAGATCAACAAGTGGGATAACTTTGCTGACCTTTCTGTGTCTGTATTGCATGGTCCTAACAAGGACAAAACATTGTTTGATAAGTCAGACATTCATGTCATGAACTTCGAAGGCTTGCAATGGCTGTCAAAAACACTGAACGGTAAGCCGTTTCCTTATGACATGCTGGTTGTAGACGAGATCAGCTATCTTAAGAACACACGAACCGAACGATTTAAGTCACTTTCGCCATTCCTTGACAAGTTTAAGCGCCGGTTTGGGTTAACTGGTTCACCAGCATCCAACGGCTTGCTAGACATCTTTGGGCCACAGTTGGTGATTGATCGAGGTGCAACATTTGGCCGTTTTATTACGCACTTTCGAACAAACTACTTCTACCAGACTGGCTATGGTGGATACACATGGACACTAAAGCCTGATGCAGAGGACAAGATCCATGGGCTGTTGGCTGACAAAGTCCTTCGTATGAAAGCCGAGGACTATTTGGACCTACCAGAATTGATGCTTAATCGTGTTTATGTGGAACTACCTAAAGCAGCTAGGAAGCTTTACAAGGAACTGGAAGATAAGTTGCTTATTGAGTTTGACAGTGATCAAGTCACTGCTTCTACAGCTGCAGTTGCAGTAGGTAAGTGCCAACAGTTAGCCAATGGCGCAATCTATATGGATGGGCTAGAACGTCAAGTCAAGAATGTGCACGATGAAAAGCTGAATGCTGTTGTAGAACTGGTTACAGGTCTGAATGGCAAGCCTTGCTTGATTGGCTACCATTTCAGGCATGATCTAGAACGACTGCAAAAGCTATTCCCAAATGCCCCGTTCATTGGCTCCGGCGTTAAAGACAAAGACTTAGCTTGGATCATTGACAAGTGGAACAACGGTGACTATCCTGTAATGCTGGCACACCCACAATCGGCAGGTCACGGCTTGAACCTGCAAGGAACAGGCCATGCAGTAATTTGGTTTAGCAACACATGGTCATTAGAAATCTATGATCAGTTCATCCGCCGTCTTTGGCGACAAGGCCAAAGGAATAACATTGTGGTCCATCAGATCATTGCCAAAGACACCATTGATGAAGCTATTGTGACTGCCATTGGTAGCAAGGATAAAACCCAACAAGCCCTCATGAATGCCGTGAGGGACTATGCAAAAAAGATCAGAGAAACGGAGGTAGTTTAGCGAAAAAAGTGTTTACTTTTCTAAAGCATGGTACAATGCAACTGTTTACTAAGTAAACAATCATCTTAACTTCAAAGGACTCAAATGGAAACAATCACAACCTACCCATACGTGTATATAGCAGGACCGTTCTTCAACAGTGCTCAAATAGAGATTGTTGAGCAAATAAAGATTCTTTTACGTGGCCAAGACTTACAGTTTTTCAGCCCAAAAGACGAATGCTTATATGACCCAGAAACAACAACACCAGAAGAAATACTGGCACAAAACATTGAAGCACTTTCAAGAACTGACTTAGCAATTGTGATCACAGATGGCAAAGACCCTGGGACATTGTTTGAAGCAGGCTATTGCTATGCTAAAGGTATTCCAGTCATCTATCATTGGCATGACCCAATACCTGGTCAAAACTTTAACTTGGTTTTAGCAGCATCAGGTTCAGTGTCATTAAACCTACAGCACATTGTCAATCAAATTGTTGACATTAAGCAAAATGGCGTGTTTGTTCGTAAAAACTGGTCTGAACAGCCAATGACTTATGAATAAAGGCGACTTTTCATTCTTCATGCAAAGCTATACGCTTGAACACACTAAGCGTTATAGCATGAAGCCTGTAGTTCACCAAGAAAGCGTTGCAACACATAGTTTCTTCGTGGCTCTTGGTGTTCTTATGTTATCAAAAACATACAAGTTTGATGTTGACAAGGCAGTAAAGATTGCCATATGTCATGACTTGGCTGAAATGGAGATCTCTGATGTAAACCACTTGGTCAAGAAAAACTTTCCAATCGTTGCTGATGCTCTTAAGAAGGCTGAACAAGAAATTGTGAAAGGCTTTCCAGAACAGCTTAGAGACTATTGTGGCCTATACCATGAAGATACGCCTGAAGCATTGGTCGTTCATTATGCAGATGCACTCCAGTGCCTTCAGTATTCTGCTAATGAGATAGGCTTAGGCAACAGTGGCTACATGGTGGATGTCCACGATAATAGCGCAAAACGGTTAGCGAAACTTGAGGAAAAACTTCAACCTTACGAGATGATGCCATGAAAACGACAGATCAAGTCTTAGAACAGAGAGGCGAGGTGTATGGTGATTTTTTTGAGGGTGTTTCATTAGAAGCAGTAATCCTTGAAAATATAAAGGACAGGTACCGCAAAGCTCACAATGCAGAAATGGATCCTGTCCATGTTATTTATCTCTCTAAAATCGCCATGAAACTTTCTCGATTGGCTGTATCGCCATCCCATGTGGATAGCTGGACAGATATTGCAGGGTATGCACGACTCGTAGAACTACAACTCATAAAGGAACACACAAATGCCTAAAGTCAATAAAGAGCAAATGCCGCATCTACAAAAGATGCACACAACACTAAAGTTCGGTAAAAGGCCTAAACCAATCGAATTTGTCAACCAGCTGGAAAACATTGACGTTCAGATCGTCCATGCACCTACGGTTGAAGAGTTTCGTAAAACAATTTCAGTGTTCTTAATGAACACATGGAATGACAAGATCCAATGGGATTTTCCAGAAGCCGATGTAGACCAAACAATTGATGAACTGTTCCGCTATGAGCTGTTACCTACAGCCATGGAAACCATCAACCTCACATGGTCGGTTAACGGTATGGACATGGTTGATACAACGCATCTGATTAGACATAGACTGTTTAGTTTTGCAGCACAAGTCCACGGTGATCGCGATATGCGTGATGATCGTGTAATGGCCAAACCCGGCATCATGGCAAACAAGGAATTTTATGAACGCTATAAGCAAATTACGACAATGGCTCGTGAATTGTATGTGGACATGCTTGATAGCGGTCTGGTCCATGGCCTTGATGCTCGAACTATCATGCCGCGCAATTTTGAGCACTTTTACATGGTACGTTGCACAATTAAAGACCTCATTGGTTACTGCATTATGCGCGGTGATGAACAAATTCAGACGACGGTAGACAATGTCATTGCCATGAAGCTATGGTTGGAGGTTCTAAAGAAGTATCCGTTCCTACAAGGGTTGGTCGACTTCCGTAAACCGGATGCCTTCTACCAACGGCAGTCTGCCAAAGGCAAGACAAACATCTTTCCACCTAATGCCAAGAATGACAACTTTGACTGGTGTGAAGAACAGTTCTACCACACACAAGGCCGTGATGAATATGCAGGCAGTGATACCTACCTGAAAATTCGTGAAGACTTGCTTGCCCAAATTGATGCAATCACCAAGACACATCGCGTATGAAAAGCTGGTTTGAAATTCAGAGTTCCTTAGCAAGAATGACGCTAACAAAGCGTAAACAAATCTTTAAGCATTTTGTGACTGACCACCCAAACTGGAAAAAGCACACAATGCACGCACTAAGTCGAGTTGCTGTCTTTCTTGACAGACAAGTTGATGTGTGTGGAGAAGAAGGGCTAAAGAAGCAAGCACTCAATAGAAGTGTCAGGCATTATCGTTACTTCGTCACTAAACACAAATACTGCAAAAAGGACAAACATGAGCACAAAAATTCGTTGGACAAGCATTGAAGAAGAACGTGTGCTTAGCCGCGCACTTGAAACAATGCACAAACACGGACTTGGTCCGTATGATGCACTAAGGCAATCACAAACGGTCATCCCAGAAAACCGTCGTCGATCATTTAATAGTCATTCGTCATGTACCAACTTAACCGCCAAACTAAAGTCTAGGTTTGCAAACTATGTCCCGCTTGTGGCTGTACAGCCAACTCCTATGGAAGAGCCCTCACCGGCTCCGACAGAAGTTAGTTTGGACGGTCTAGTCGAGGCCATAGTTGAACGAATTGCCAGTATGGTGAAGGCTCAAGTTAGATCAGCAGTTAAAACACTAGAACATGAGTATCGAATTGACAAGCACGATCCGACATATGACATTACAAACGTTCACAAGCCTAGGATTGTCATCATTGGGCTGCTTAACGATCAGGTTCATGCCATCAGCAAAGAGTTTAATGGGCCATACAGCATTAAGTGCATTGATACTGACCGAGCCATGGGCATGAATCCTCCTGATGCTGATGCATATCTACTCATGAAGAATTTCATTAATCACCCGTTGTACCACAAGTATCAGCGGTTTCCGAACCATGTTTTAATCGATGGCGGTATGTCAACTTTAAGAATGTGGCTTAACACTAAAGGAAAAGAACTATGATCATTACATCAACCGACTTTCATGTCAAGCAGTCTTTTGATGACTGGGTTAAGCTATTGGAGCATACAGCAAATAGAGACCTGCTTAAAGATCCATACAGCATCTGGGTTGAAGCATTCTCGGTGGGCGAGATCTTGATGCGTGAACGGTTACGTCGAGCAATTGACACCAAGATTACTGAGGCATCAACACAAGAGCATGACGGTGTAACTACCTTAACTGTTGAAGAAGTCAAGCAGCTACAGAACTCAATGATTCGGAATGTTAAGGCTGCAATCGAGCATGCTTAGTTGCCCATTGGGTCAACATTTGTTGGGACGCCTGCATTGTCGCCCTTGTATGCCTGATAAGCTTGGTATGCAAGTGGCGGCACTGCCATGGCAGTCCCAATTGCTTTTGCAACAGGGTGCGGTGCCATAGCAATTAAGCCGCCTGCACCACTAATCCCGGCCATCACACCTTCCAGCGTATTGCCTTCTCTTATTTGTCGGTAGGCATGGACTAGTTCTGCCCCTGATAAACCACCCATAAGAGTGTTAAACCCTGGGATCTTGGACAAGAAGCTTCTAGCTTTTTCCAGTTCTTCCAGTGCTGCTTTCTTACCTGCTGTAGTACTCGAAGCTTTTGTGACGTCAGTCGAAAGACTTGTCTCAGGGCGTGAAGGTCTATTTGCAGCTTCTTGCTGCATTCTTGCATCGGCAGCGCGCTTAACTGCAGCTGCATGATTGTCTTTAGCAGCTTTCAGTCTGTTTTCTGCTTCTATTTGTGCAGCAGATTTCACAGGTGCATTTGCTAGTTCATTCGGCACGATTAAGCGGCTTGACTGGGTATAACCGGTTAGAGGAACACGTTCGGTTGACGGCAGACCTTGCTTGTAGCCCGCAATGCCCTTCCTAACTTGGTTGGCTTCTCTAACTTCACCCATCTTTTCAGAGTGTTTTAAAGCGCCTTGGCTTAATGCACCTTCAACGTCAGATGCGCCTTTTACAACATTGTCTGCAGCAGATGGCGAAGCAACTGTTTCAGGAAGCGCATTCAGTTTTCGTGCAGCTTCTTCTGCTGCATTCAGTTCTTGCCTTGCCAAGCTCACTTCAGCTTGTGCATCAGCGGCTGTGAATCGGGCATTGTCTACAGCATCAAGACGGTCGCCTTGCATACGTGTAAGTTCGCCTCGTAATTGTCCTTCAGCGGCTCTAGAGCCTGCATAGTCTGCCCTAGCTGATGTAAGCTTGGGGTTTTCGTACTTAGGCGCAAAAAACCCTACAGCCGATCCTGCAACGCCACCTGCAACTTCAGGCGTGTTGTCACGTGGTGGTGGTGGTGAGGTCTGGCTTTTGCTTGCGTCAGCTGACGGACCGATCGGGTTTGCAAAAATAGGATCAATGTCTGCTAATGTATTGCCTGATTGTTCTTCGCTAGCAGGCGCTGTTTGACCTGGAGGTACAGCAAACAAAGGGTCTATCTTAGAAAGATCGTCGTCCATGTATCACCTATTTAGGGTTGAATTGATTAAACAACTGCATGCGGTAGTTGGCATAGTCATTGTTGATCTTCTCATAAATGCTGCCTGGGCGGAAGAATGCGCCGGGTGAATTAGTTGGCCCGTATTGTTGGCTATATTTTTGTAAGCCGCCATACAAAGCTTCACGCTGTTTGTTCAGTAACAGTTGGTTTCGTGCCCAGAACTGCATTGTCTTGGATGAATCATCGATACTTGCCATAGGCGCTTGCAACAAACGAGCATCATTGTCTGTTGGGTTAACGCCTAGCAGTCCGCGCTGAGTTTTTAAGTTGGTTAAGAATTCAGAACTAAGGATACGACTAACGTCTCTAGCGGCTTGCTGTTCTTGTGGATTAAGCTTTACTTTTTGCAAGAAGTCACGAACGTTTAAGCCGACACGTGCATTAAACTGACCTGCTTGCAATGTAATGCCGTCTTGTGCCGCTTGTTGCAAAGCAGCGATTGTCCCTTGCTGTTGCATCAATGCAAAAACTTTGGGGAACTTAGTTGCATAGTAGTCCAGCTGTCGCAGATTCGTGTTTGACCCTTGCAGCGTTTGTGGCGTGTATGAAAAGATCTCGTCACGTTTAGTTTGCCATGATTTGTCACTTTCTTCCAGCCGTTTCTTCTTAACTTCAGCTTGAACAGACAAAGGCAGACCAGACAAGTCGTCAATAGCATTAGCAACGTTAGCAACATCAGGTGGTGGGTTCAGCTGTGGGTTCTTACCTGACAATGAACTTTTGCCTGGGGCTATGACAGGCTGTTTGTTCAAAGGCAATTTTCCAGGCGGCGCTGCTGGTGCCGGTGCTGGCGGTGGCATGGTCATTTGTGGAGGTGGTGCAACAGGGGGCACAGGATTGGCTTGTGGCATCGAAGAAGGCGGTACAGCACTAGGAACTGCAGACGGCATCCCAGGAGGCGGTGGAAAAGCACCGGTAGGAACAGGCATTGGTTCGGGCGCAGGAGCTGGCGCAGGAGCTGGCGCAGGAGCTGCTGGTGGAGAAGGCCTATTCGCGCTAATTAATCCGACAATGTCTTGGCCGTACTTAGCAATCAGCTCAGCAATGCTAGCGCCTGCTTTAAGATCTTCACGAGCATTCCCAATTTTGTTCTGAATCTGTGTTTCTTTAAACTTGTCTTTATCAAACGCAAGCTTTTGATTCTCGAGATTTAAGTTTGCATTCTTGTTCGACATGTCAGCAATGTTCTTCACAACTTCACCAACCTTAGGTGACAAAGTTGCAATTTGCGCATATACTGCAGGAGGAATGTTTGCAATAGCTTGTGGTGGAAGTGACCCATCTGCCAGTTGCTGAGCTACTACTTGTGGTGGTGCACCAATTACTTTAGACAGCAGTTGAATGGCTTTGGTCTGGTTTTCAATTTCGTATTTTTGACCTGCAATCTGTGCTCTTGCTTGTGCAATCGGGATTTGTTGGTCAAGTTGTCGTTGCTGCTGTTCACCCATCACATTAGCAACATTTCCAAGAGCTTCACCAAAGTTACCTGTTTTGCCCGGATTTAACAAAGCACCAGCCACTTGCCACCAGTTTGTGCCTTGGTTAGCACGTGCTTCAAGCGCGGTCAGCGTCTTTTGAAGAGCTTCAAAATATTCCTGCTTTGACTTGTCTTCCCCTGCGCCTAGCATAGTTGGCGCAGGTGGAACTGGTGCTGTAGGTAATGCCATCTTTATCTCCGATTAGTAGTAACTTGATGAATCATTATTTGGTGATGTGTAGTAACCGGATGAATCGTTATTTGGTGATGTGTAGTAACTGGATGAATCGTTATTTGGGGATATGAAGTAACTTGATGAATCGTTGTTGGTGTATAAGCTGTCGTAGTAGCTTGATGAGTCGTTATTCGGAGGCAGAGAAGGGCCTATGAAATTCGGATCATCTGGGTTAGTAACAGGAGCACTACCGCCTGAAGTGCTTCCACCTGAAGTGCTAGGACCATTTAGCCAGCCACTAATCTTACTGCCCAAGTACTTACCAAAGTCTGTACCGCTAGCACCTGCAACCACTGCACCCAGACCGGCAATCTGTTGCAACGGTGAAGAAGCATAAGCACCTGGAATTGGGCCTGTGTAAGTCGAAGATACGCTAGTTGGTATGCTGTAGCCGCGAAGTGCTTGTGCGCCTTGGTTCATTGCTTGCAAAGGAAACAGTTCTTCGTTCTGTGCAATTGTCTGCTGTTGTCCACCCATGGTCGCCAGCGCATTGATGTCAGCCAAGTCCATTCCTTGGCCTTGTTGTGCCAGTGCACCCATCTGTCTGCCTGTGTCCAACTGTCGTTGTTGATCAGATTGTGCCGCTTGAAGGGCTTGCGTATACCCTGTCTGCAATGCTTGAGCTTGTGTTGCATTAAGATTCTGAAGACCTGTGTTGATTGCACCACCTAGTGCTTCAGCACCTCGTTTTGAACCAAACTGTCCTGATCCTACAGCAGCTGAAGTGGCTTGTGGTGCCAAGAACTGTTGAATATTTCGCTGACCAAGTTGACCTAGTGCATCCACGACTTGTGTCGTGTAGGGGTTCATAAACTCACCAGCTCGTTTGGCAACATCTTGGTTGCCTACTTGCTGTGTCATGTCAATGCCTGACTGCAATGTAGAGTCGTATTTCCCAGGAAGCGCGCCTGCTGCAGTGAATGCTTGTGTTTGTAACGGTTGTGCACCTACATACTGAGCAGCATTTGGACCAGTAGTCTGAGCACTAACGTTCTTTGACAGATCGCTGAGGTAGTCAGTGTACCAGCTAGGCGCAGTAGTTGTCTGCCCTTGCGTTGTAGTGATATTCGGTAATGGTGAGCCTTGCGTTAATGACATGATTAAACGTCCTTCAGATATTCAAGTGGCGATTTTGCCTTGGGCGGAATCTTTCCTGGAGGTGCAGATCGCTTATGCTTACGAATTGCTTCACGCATTTTGTCAAGGATCTCGGCACCTGCTTCGTTTGAACCGTTGCCTAATGCAGCCACTACGTCTGCATCGAACACATATTCACCATCCGCCAACATTGCTGGGATGTCGTCTGACTGGCCGTCGCCTTTGCCTCGGACATAGTAACCTGTCTTGCCTGTAATGAACTCAGGCACATGTTGTGAAACCGGACCACCCTTCTTGAAGCCGATCATACCTAGTCCTTGTTGTGTCAGACTTCCTGTAGGGCTAAATGATTGGTAACCGGTTGGGTCGGTTGATACAGTTCCGATGTTTCTCAGTGGTGACCCAGGACCAGGGCTGCTTGAAATGCTGGTGTTCATAAGTGGCGTTGCCATATTTGAACCACCGTACGTGTAGTATGACGACTTAGGTGAGCCACTACCTGACAGCATTTGCAGTATGTCAGGTCGCACATTTGCCAACTGAGGATAAAGCTGTGTAAGCTGTTGTAAGCTTGATTGTGACTCAACAAGCGGCGCTGCTGCTAACATATTGCCTTGTGGCGCAACAGGTAAAGCAGCACTTACAGAAGACGCTGATACTTTTGTACCGCCTGCACTTGTTGCGCCTGGGTCAGGTGACTCAGGTGCTGTAACAGGGACACCAGGTCTTGGGGTGCTTGGAGGTGTGGGTGTAAAAGGTGCCGTTATTGTAGGCGTGTTGGTGTATTTCTCAGCTGCTTTTTCGTAGTCTTCTAGTGTGATGTCGCCTTCTTCTTCGCTGTTGACAAAATCTTCTTCTGTCATGTAGCCTTTTTCGTCTACAGACAAAGGAGACTTAGTTTCGGGAGTAGGCGTAGTGTATTTAGTTGCGGCATTAGCGTAATCGTCAAAGGTAATGTCGCCTTCTTCTTCACTGTTGATGAAGTCTTCTTCGGACATTCCTGGTCCGAAAACTTCAGTAATGTTGTCTAACTTTTCTTGTTCAGTTAGTTCAGCATCATTAGCAATTAAGCTAATAGCATTAAGCGTGTCTGAAGTAACGTACTTCTCACTGCCGTCTTCTCCTACAACAGTGTAGCCTGTTGCTTCTTGCGGATCAAAGTCGCTTAAGTTAACGTATGTGTAATTGCCTCTGTCATCACGAGTTACAAAGCCTTCTTGTTGCGCAAGAGCAGTGTAAAGATCTATATCACCTTCGTCAGCACGATCAAGTTCAGGGTTGCTAGTCAAAGGCGGTGTGTAGTAGCCTGATGAATCATTATTTACAGACGTGTAGTAACTGGATGAATCATTGTTTGTAGGGTCGTTGTCTACTTGTAAAGGCGTTATCGGTGTAACACGATCAGCCACTGTAGGCAGTGAACCTGTAATAGCAGGCTTCTCTTCTGCTTCTTCTTTAATGTCAGGATTTTGTGCATCTTCGATTAGCAAATCACCAAACCCAACCGGCAACATTTTAGATGCCACATAGTCACGCATCTTTTCAACGTCTTCCATTTGCGATTCATCTTTTGTGAACCACGCATTCTGAGACATGTCATAAAACGTGCCTGTTTTAGGGTCTACGTTTGCATCATATTCTGCATTGTAGGCAGGCGTTCCTTCACTAGAGTTTAGCAATCGATAGCCAGGAGGCGGTTGAACAAGTACTGCTCTGTCTGAATCAGCAAAAATTGGCGTGCCTGAAATTTGTACGTTTATTTCAGGACTAAAGTTGCGGTCTGATGATGCTAATTCAATGCCTTTGCTGGTTGGCAATGCACCTGCGGTCACACTTCCTGTGTAACTTGAACCAGAATTATTAGACGTCAAAGTTGGCTCAGGAGAGCTGTAATAAGCTGAAGTTTCGTTGTTAGTTTTCTCAGTGGGTGTGTAGTAAGCTGAAGTTTCGTTGTTAGGTGGGTCTTTAAAGTTTTTGTATGCGTCTGACACATAATCAACGCCTTTGTGGAGCACATACTTAGTGCCTGATCCGACATACGAATTTGCCATTGCTTCAACAGGGTCGCGACCTTGCAGTTCTGCAACAACAGCGCTACTAACAGCCCGTTTTGTGGCAGCAGACGTGTCAGGCGGTAGATACGTATTTGTAAGCTCACCAATGCCTGTGCCAACAATTGCGCCTGTTACTGCTTTGCCAACATCACCACCGGCAACTACAGTTGAACCAACTGCCGCACCAACATTAGTTGCAACTTTTGCCGCAGTTGCGCCCACATCAAGCGCTTTAGCTACATCTGCGCCTATATTTGCGCCTGCAGATGCTACCTTACCGCCCACATATGTGATTGCAGCCGACTTAAGAGCATCTTCAACTGAGCCGCCATGTGCAAGAGTATTTGCACCTGACACCAATGGAAGAAACTGAGGTGCAACAATTGCAGTTGCAATCTGTGCAATTGTCCCAACTGGGTCTTTTTCAATTGCTTTAACCGTGTTCTCAACTGCTTTTACAACAGGCTTAACAACTTCTTTTTCGACAAACTTGGCAACGTCTTTAACGGCGTCGCCTGCTGCATTTGCAACTTGTTTTACGTCGCTAACTACTTGTTTAACTGCAGCAGCCATTATCCACGCTCCTTCCCGAATTTAAGCGTGCATCTGTATGTGTCATCACTCAGAAGTTCTTGCTTAAACCCCATACTAGGCATTGGTGGGTTTCGTGCAATCGCACTAAACAGTTTTGAAATGGCTTCATCTTCAAACTCAGTAACACCGTAGTCGATGCCTTCGTCGTTGTATGCCCATTTACAAAAGTTCTTACTATTGGTTACAAAATTTGGCGCGATATCTGCATTAAATGCACGGAAAGAACATACCCGACCTTTTGTATGCATGATGAAAAGTGTATTGCCAAACTTGTTTGCTTTACACTCAGGCATTGCGACTTCAGACAAGATGCTTGCCACCAATGTTTTGTCATTCATGCCTTCAGGTCGTGGCATTTGCTTCACAGCAATATTCACAATCGAAAACACATCAAGGTTGTTGTGCCTGCTGTCAACCATCTTTGTTGCCATTACGACTCCAGTGACAGCAGTGCTGCCGAATAAACATTACCCATTCCTGCTGCTAATGACAAGATCATTCCGCTAGGCGGTGCTACATCATGTGACAGATATCGATGATCTTCGTTTGTCCTGTTCGGTATTGCAGGGACGACGCCTTTTTTAATGTCATCAATCAAAAGGCATGTTTCAAGTAAGCCGCTGGCACCCATTGTGTGACCAATTCGCTGCTTATACGATGTTGCCACAAATTCATCTAAACAGCTTTCTATCGCTGCTTTTTCGGCAATGTTGTTTGATTTTGTGCCTGTGCCATGAGTCTTCACAATGCTGATCTTGTGTCGGTTCTCATTAGCAAACTTCAGTGTGCCTTCAATGGCACGAGCAAAACCTTGGCCATCTTCACGTTGGCCGATTGCGTTTGAGTAGTCTTCGCTTGCTGTATATGCACCATGCAAAGTTGCTAACGGTTCATGGCACACATCATCGCTTTCAAACACAGCCAATACGGCACCTTGACCAACGTAGAAGCCTTGGTTCTTATCATCAAATGCTGATGGAAGAACGCCTTGTTCTTCTTCACGTTTTGTAAGTGATGCTTTGGCTTCACCAAAGAATTCCAAGACCGCATTAGAAACGGCATCCTCGAATGACAGAACGACCACACGTTTAAAGTCGTAGCATTTTATGAGTGTTTGTACATCCATTAAAGCTTTTAAGCTGGAGGCACATGCAGATGAATCTGTGACAATATGATCATTGGCACCAAAAGCATTTGCAGTCCGGCCTGCATAGACTTGTGTTAGTGTGAACGGCAAAAACTTATAAGTGTATGACAACTGACTGTTGTATTCACGAGCACCGATGCCTGCAATGTGACTATTGCCACCTGCAAAGATAAATGCTGTCTTGCCTACAGGGTTTTCACGTAAGTACGTTGCCAACTTGGCATCTAGTACTCGTTCAGCAAGTTTGTGCGGCACATAGACCATACCTGTTTTTGTACGAGCATACGTCTCAGGGATCCAATGAACACGTTGTGGATAGACAATATCCTCCAGCATCTCAACAGACGTGGCACATGCTGTCCGATAGTGTGCTAGTTTAATTACCATCCTGCAACTGCTTCCATTGCTAGTTCAAGAGATTCAGGCTCTTGGGTTTTGTGTTCTTGTATTTGGTCATACATTTCTTGCACTGACGCAGGTGTCATGTACTTTGCAATCTCATCATCAATGCCATAGATCTCAGAAAAGAACATTGCAACCATTAGCATGTCAAGTGAATCTAGATCTGTATCAGTGAACAAAATGTCCATAGAGTCTAACGGCACAAACTCATGGTGTGCAGGTCTAGCTTTTCTAGCTATGGCGTTAAAGAGGTCAAGAAAATTCATGCTATGCTATGTCTTGGTTAACAGTATTCACAAGAGATTGTGCCCACTCTTGCCACGAGGCAAAAGCCGACGGTCCTGGAATAGCTTCATTTGAAAACACATCAATCGCCTTTAAGCCTTCTGCCCAACTTCTCCAATCAGTCTCTAAAGAATTCATTTGAAGTTGCTGACCTGCGTATGCTTCACACATAAGACTTGTCCATGACTCCCATGTGTGATGGCGTGGATCGTAAACAACTGCAAGTGCCATTAGTAACCTCTTACATCGCCTATGTCAACTGACAGCAAAACCCTGCCTAGCTGATAGTTACCGCCTTGCTCATTACTACTAAACCGAAGACGAATCTCACGTCTTTGCTCACGCATGTCGATCTTGTGAGTGTCTGGTTCAAAGTAGTAAGGGTCAGAAATCACATCATCAGCTTGTGCATAAGGCCTACCAGTAACTTGTACTGACATTGTCCCTGACTGCACAAAATCAGGCTCAACTCTCTCAACACGGACCCAGTTGTTGTCGCCGATTGGAGAAGGCTGAGCAGGTCCGCCTTGGACCCAACCTAGATCAGATGTTTCAAAGAAGCTGTTAATCGCATTTGATGTTGGGCCATTCACTTCATCAGTACCGATTTCATGTTGCCAAAGCGTGACTTTTCCAGGGATTGTGCTAAACGTGCCGACAACAGGTGCAGATGCTATTGCTGAATTGCTTAATGTCACATCCCAATAGCCGGCGGTAGCGCTTGGTGCAATTGCATTAATGACAGAATTTGCAGGTACGCCTGCTGCCGTCACTAGCTGACCTAAAGCAATTAAGTTTGTATTAGGATTCAGCAACGTAGGCAAAGGCACAAGAATTACTGCTGTTGATTGCGTAACAATGTCGGCAGTGAAAAGTGTAACAGTGGTCGAAAGATTCGTACCTGCATTAATCGGGAAACTGAACACCTGTGAAAAGTAACCTGCCGATCTATTAGCGCCTAAAGCTTGTCCTGCATCGTACCAGACTTCTTCTCGAACGTTGTAGATCACGCAATCATTGCACTCTACTGAATCGCCGGATGGAAAGAACCACCAGATCTCGCCAAACCGTGGCACTTTTGTTGCCCATACTTTTTGTCGTTGGGCATAGTTTAAGTTGTCAAAGAAGTAGTTCTGATTGTAGTTGTTTTTAATTTCTTTCACAACACCGTTGTACAACAAGAATCGGTCAACACCGCACCAATAGTACACACCGTCATACTCAATCACTGATGACGATGACAAAATAGACGATTGGCTACTAATAACGTCATATCGCCAATACAATGTAGTCGCACCAACTGTTGAAGGCGCATAAGAAACACGAATAAGCGAATCAAGAGCCCAAAACAAACCTGAAGGCGAGTTAGAACCACCACGAACAGGTAGACCTTTGACAATCTTTGTAGATGCTGCATTGGTTTCATTAGAGTCGGCACTTACCCAGTCAGTCACATCACCTGCTGCACAGTTCTTGATTAGTCCGTTGTTGCCGTATATAAACACATAAGGGTGCAGCACAACCACACCGCCTGACACAGATATTTGATTGTCAAATGTAATTGTTGCAGTTGCGTTGTTTGTGACAGAGTTTGAAATATCCACTCGTGTGGCTGTTGGCAACCCTGTCACAAAAGTGTTAGGTTGTATACCGTTTCCTGTCACTAGTTGGCCTATGCCTACACGAGTGTCAGCAGCAGGCAAGTCAAAGTGCGACGAGCCTGTTGATTTAGTACAACCTGCAATTGAGAACACACCAACCTTAGACAATGTTGTGCCACTGATGTTGCCTTGCAACACAGGCGTGTTTGCAATTGCATCAACTTGTGCTAAGTTTTGTCCTGGATGTGCCAGCAACAACTGATTGCCTGATCCAGTTGCATCGAACAGTGAATCAAACTGCCACAGATTAAGAACGCTTGAAGTAAAGTCAGATAACGTAAACTGGTTAACGCCGGCACCAATGCCTGTGTTGTCGATAGTTAAAACTTCTAAGGCGCCTGAAGTGCCATTGAAAATTTGATTGAAACCGTTCGTGGAATTTACATAAATGCCTCGTGAATAGCCTGTTGCCAAGTTAGTCAATGATCGATAGCCACCGATCTTGCGAGGTCTACCACGCTGAAATCGAACCCACTCAGCATCAACATAAAAATTCATGTCAAACACAGTGCCATCTCGCTGAACGCCAGGTAGCGTGTCAATAGAGAAGACTTTGACTGTCATTAGAATGCGCCTCCGGAAATTCCGCCTGAGAACGTACCAACACCTGCAATGGTTAAGCCTGAAGCACTTAATGTTGACACCAAGACACCAAGAACTGATGTATTAAACTGTCCTGCAGTTGCTCGATAAACACCAGTATTTGTTTCAGCCGCAAAAGCTAAAGATGGTGAAGACACAGTACCATTTTGCAATGAAATAGTACTTGAGCCGGCAAGAATCGTGTTGGCATTGAACAAGTTGACTGAATCACAAACCAGCGTTGCTTGAGTGCTTGTTGTAAGCACCGCAGTTGTACCACCGCCACCTGTGGTGATAGTGACTGTGTAAACACCTGTGGTGGCATTCACAATGTAATACACTTGAACCGTTGCAGGCACCACAATTGTGACGTTGCCTGTAAGTGCACCAGTGTATTTTTGAATAACGTTAGATGCTTCAGCAGCAGTCAGTGTGTATGTGCCTGAAGTAACTGCTTTTGTAAGTTGCGTGAACGCAAACTGTGTAGACTTGCCTAAGCCAACAGTGTAAAACGTTGTGCCTGTACAAACTATGATTGCTGAATCATCAGGTTGGAATGCAATCGTGGATGAACCGTTGATCGTGTTTCCGCCTGATCCTGCAACTGTTAGTGTGCCTGTTCCTGCATTTCGCAAAAACATAAACCAATTGTTGCCAAGTGTCGATGCTGCTGTAAGAGTAAGCGTCCCTGCACCGCCTGTCCATGCATACATTTGTGCACGATCAGAATCAATTGCTGTATAGTTTGAACTAAATGTGCTGACCGGATGGCTTTGGTTTAATGTTGTTGTGATTGCCAACAAACCATAACCAGCCAATGTTGCCGCATCTGCCGAAGATGAGCCTACGCCAAACGAAATGATACCCCATGTACCTTGTTCATTAGGGTTTGCCGTAATGTAAACGTATTTTGCTTCACCTGCAGCAATCGTAATGATTGTGTTTGTGCCTGCATAGTCTTTAACCGTGAATGAGTTGGCGCCTACATTTCGAATAAGTACGTCATTGCCTACTGAAGTTTGATTAGCAGGTGGCATCCACATGGATAAGCCTGCCGACGAAGCAGTGACTTGCATGATTCGAGCCACGTAGTCGTCTGTTGAAGTTCCGTTGATAGGCCATTCAAGCTGAATATCTGCCGAAAGCGTGACCGCTCTGAATGAAACATCAGTTGGCTGAATGACATCGCCAGTAAAAGGAGAAACGTAACTCATGAATCCACCGCTATGGCTTGACGATCAGCAATACGAAGCTTGTCTTCAGTGGCAAGCGTTGCAATAATGAGATCGTACTGTTGTTGAAAAAATGCAAGTCGCTGATCGTTCTTTAAGAACGGCATTGCTTGCAACAATGACCCATACAACAATGCCTGGGGCGCGTAAATTGTGAACCAATTTGTTTGATTGCTAGAGTCAAGCGGCTGTGGTCGATCATAGTACAAAACTTCAAATGCATATGCAGCATCTGGTGTAGGACCAATCAGCCAGTTTGTGTAGTTATAGTCACAAAAATACAGTGGCGTTCCTGTTAATGCAGGGTTTGGCCAGTAGTTTCGAATGTACTCATACTTTCTAAGTAGCACCGGCTGTCTTTCACCGTTGACAGTGATGTTCATAGACACCGTCTTATGCCACCGTGCAGGCTTTTGAATTATGTTCGTACCTGCAATCAAGTTGCTGGTGTTGACAGTAAGGTTCCCCAAAAACTTAATTTGGCTGGCAATTACTTGCTCAGCCAACATAATGAATAAGGGGATCTTTTCTATCGTGGCAGTATCAGTCCGCTCAAGATATGACTGGATGTTCTCGACTAGACTATCGTAAGTCATTACGGCTGCTGTTGTCATCGCCAATGGCTCCTTAAAGTCTAGTCATGCCCTCATTATAAGGCTAAGCGTATGCTCTTGTACCGGATTTGTCAATAATCAAGGCCATTTCGCGAGGTTCAGCTTCTTCTGTGTTAGGGATAGAAACATGAGTCCAGCGATCGAACTCTCGGATGACTTGATCGTATGGCAGACCGGCTTCAATGATGGCTTTGACCACTTGATCAGGTGTCAGTCCCGGGACTCTGATGTCGGCGGCACAGCCTTTTCGGTGCTGACTGGTTTCTTTCGATCCAACAGCTTCATTGACTGCTTTACTACGAAAAGCAGAGTTGACCATGATCGGCCGACCGCCAA